GTTCACATCGATAGACAGTATAGAATCCGACAATATACACCACCCCCGAAAAATCTCGCCAATTGTCGTATCTTGAAAATCATACTTAAACAGGTCTGCTTTGTCCAGAAAAAAGGCAAACAAACCCTCTTCATCGTTGATTTTCACGGTGGCAACCATCTTGCCGGGAGCCCCCAGGCTGGATACAATCTCTACAGAAGCCTCGTCATCAGAAACAACCCGCTTGATTTCCTCCTCAAAAAATCCGCGCCACTCATCAGTAGTTACAGCCGTGTTGCGTCTGATATAGCTTCGCGGGCTATCTTCAGTGCTTCGAAAAGGCAACTCGGGCAAAAACACCGTCCCTGTACTGATAATTTGAGTATTACCGTCAGAAAACACAAACCCGTCCTTATAATCTATCTCAAAATACCCCTCTTTGACCCTTAATGTAGAAGTATCAATATTGCAAATTCTGACCTTTGATACCAGAGCGCGTCCCTCGCGGTAATCTTTCTTAAAAACCAAAAATACAAGGTCTCTTTCAGAGTTTCTCGAGGATTGATACAGGCCGAGAAGTTCCCAGCTACGAAAATCAGGAATATCCCTTCTCACTGTTTGAAAAGATTGATAAGAAATAAAATCTATATTATCGATCACCGTAATATTATCCGGAGCAGAGAGAGTATCAGGGATTTCGTATTCGCTATTACTGATATGCGCCATCGCTTTCAGAACCACAGTGCGGATGTCATCGCCTTTTTCCCGGTTATCTTCTGACATATCCTTTATTTTGGTATTACAGATAGCATTGCCGATAGAGATACAATCCAGGGTTATTGTCTCGTCACCCTTATTATCCTCCACCGAGCGGACAAAGCCGTTAAATTTCATAGAATCATCATAGTAGAGTTGTACGTCCATTCCCCACATATCAGCGCCCAGCACACTCCCTACAGTATTGAGAAAAGACAGAGAGACATCGCCGAGCCAGTAGCAAAAAAGCATTTCAGAATCTTTGCCTGTAGTAAAGGATATATTATCCTCCATGAAATAAGAGACATCCACACTATTTATCACACATCTCCACATTATCTATCCCAGCATATCCTTCTGTGCTTTTTTATTAGCCAGATAAATGACATTATTCCTTATAACCCCCTCAGTTTTTGGATATTTTCATTATTTATGATAGTTCCGGCTGTTCTCGGGACAAACATTTCCGGCCCGCGCTCACCCACCAGGGAGATTTTACCCAGGGGAGGATCACCACCGTCAGCAAAACCACCACCAAAAAGGCCCTTCAAAAGAAAATTTCCCAGGCTCAGGCTGCCAAAATCACCTTCCCCAAACATCTTTAGACCGACAAAAATCATTGACAAAGTCGCCGCCTGTGCGATCAACTGTTTCATTGTCTGCGAAAAAATCTCGCCAGCGCTATCAGCGTTTAACAGGACCGTTGTCATTGTATTTCCCGCCAGCGTCATCACTCCGATCAGGCCCTGATTTTTTGTAAAAAGACGTGAGAGTTGTTCCTCTTCTTTTTGCAGGTTTTCTATCCGGACATTTTTGATAGCCTCCTCAATCTGCCAGTACGCCAGGCTTTCACGGTTTAATCCGCCCTGTAATTCCTTCAAATATGCCAGATACTTAGCATTCTCACCTGTTGCGCTGGCCTGCATAGCCAGCAGATTCAGATGTTCCTGTTGTGCCTCGGTCAGCCCCTTCTCAGATTCAATACTGAAAGATTTCAATTCCTTTTCAATCTGCCAGTACTCCACCTGCTTTTCATTGAGCCCCTCTTGCAAAGATATTAGATACTTCACGTACTCGCTATAATCCTCGGTGACCTCTGCTTTCGAGCGCAGCAACTCCAGATGCTCTTGTTCAGCCTCAGTCAGCGCACTTGCTTTATCCACTGCCGCGCCATCACTTTCCGCACCAGCGTTTTGTATATCCACGATTTGCAGATTGAGCAGTTTACGCTTGTTCTCATTTTCCAGCAGAGCCGTTGACAGCCGCAGTTGCTCGCCTTTCAGAATCTTTGCCAACTCTTCAGCATCCGCCACATCCTTCATATTCAGACCAAATCTCACGACAATATCATTGAGTTGCTGAAGCTGCTCCTCAGTCAATCGTAGTTCCTCACGCCCTGCGTGAAGGGGCATAGATACGCTCACCTTGCCACCCTTAGCCATCATCTCCTGTTTTTCAGCAAGCCTGTCAGTAAATGTTAATAGATCCTTATAGTTATCTATCTGTTCCCGGTACAGAGTATTCTGTTTGTCTATATTATTGATCCGGTTTTTGGCCTCCTCAGGGTCAGTGATGTCTCGTATGTCTTTTAGACTGTCGAGATATTCTTTATGCGCTTTTTCCGCCTCCTCAGCCGCTTTCTCATCCTTTTTAAACCACGCTACTAATTTTGGGATCACCATCGTAGCGATTGTGATAGCTGCAATAATTCCTGTTGGCCCCATCAGACTGCTTGCCAATTGTCGAAAAATTGTCCGGTTACTGGTGCCCTCTGCTTTTAATTCCCGCATATGTTCCAGCATTGGCGTGATATTATTGCCGATACCCATCATACCCATACGAATATCTACAAACATCATTGGGAGATCACTCAGCGCATAAGCAAACTGGCTGCCCATCATGCGCATAGTGCCACCCATTTCCCTGGATTCCTCTTTCACAAAATTCATAGACTGGTGAATTTTCAGAAAATCCTCCATAGCCTCATCAGCCAGATTTCCCGTCGCCATCTGTATATTACGAAAATTCTCTACTGCCTGAGATGACAGTTCTCCTGATGAAACCGCCATTTTCAGAAATTCTTCCACAGCCTCATCAGTATGAAAACTATCAGCCGTCTGTTGAATGCGAAGAAAATCATTAATAGCCTCTTTAGAAAACTCCTTCAAAGCCTTTTGAGTTGCGACGAAATCACCGGTATTAAACTTTGGAATATCCGCCGTTTCCTTCTTCAGTTTTCCCAGACTTGCCAGAGCCTTATTAATGTCATAAATGACTTGTATTTCCAGTTGACTATTATCACTCATAATCTTTTACTCTGTGTTCTCTGTGCCTCTGTGGCTATTTTCCTGATTTCAGTCCAGTCAAAAGCCACTCAAGAGCCTCTTCATAGGTTACCCTTAATACCATATTCTTTCGGGTAATATCACCTTTCGCCAGCGCGTATATTATTTCTCTGATTGTTTCGCTCGGGCTTTTTGAAAAAAGTCCTTCATCACCTTCATCTTCACGATCATTGTAGAACTGTATTCGAGCAATATATTGCTCAACTCTTTCAGTAGTTCGCTGTTGCAGAAAAAAAAATCACTCACAATCTTCAGAACTTCCATACCCTCCAGTTCTTTGATATTGATATTTTCACTGCCTGTGAGAATGATTTTAAAGAATGCATAAACCATGTCATTTTTATTCAAAAAACTGACAATTGAGACGATTCCCCCGGACATTGCTTTTTGAACCTCCTCTAATGATAATTGCTTTTCTTCCAGCAATTCAAAAAATTGAAGCCATTGCTCCAGCGTCAGACTGGATTGTTTGACTTCATGGCCTTGAATTTCATAAGTCTTCATCAGTAGCCCTTTCTCATCAGATCGGCCAGAGTATTAGCCCGTTGTCCTACCTGTCTGGCCCAGCGGCTGTCCAGCATTTCATTAGCAGCACCTTTGAAGTCGCCCTGCTCAATCTTTGCAATCATATTGCGGAAGCCCCGCAAACCCTTTGCACCCAGGTTAAAAACCATTTCAATGAGGATTTCCTGCCTGACTTCAGACAACTCCCGGAAATTGCTAAATATCTTAGAGGCTTCTGCTTCACACCGGTTTACATCAGTCAGCAGCATTCTCTCCGCCTCCTCTTCTGTGATACCGACATCATCAAGATTGCGCCCGACACCGATCGTCAGTTTACCGGCAGTACAACGATAGGGTTTTAGCCTGACACCCTCATGGGCTTTGATTCGGTCAAAGATTCTTTCGTAATTCATTTTTGCCCCTTGAATTTCCTTACACATCTATCCGCGTTTATCCGCGTTAATCTGTGGCTCTCTTCTGCCTATACTTCTGGTTCTTTTACAACAACATTCTTATTATCAGACCGCAAGCCGACTACAAATTTGTTAGTCATTTTCACAATCAGAGTACTCAGTTTATCCAGCAATACAGACAATAGGCGCAAAACACCCTCAACGGTAATTATGAGAATAGGCTCGAGCAACTTTTCATATATCCAGTTGACCACGGGTGTTTGATTGATCCACACCGTGAAGCCCACACCCCAGTTAAAAGCCACCAGGCCAGCACTGCTGATAAACTTATCCAGAGATGATTCCATTCGTGCTTCGGTGCTATCCAGCCACCGGGTAAACCTCTCCGGAATTTTATACTTAGACAAGACCCAGTTAAACACGAGAAAAACAAGCCCGGACATACCCATCACCTGTACTTTTCCCAGCGCATTATTACTGATAAAATTGATAATACTATCAAACATGATAGCCTCCTTATTTTTTTCTTAATTTCTTTATCCACCAGATCATAGAGCAGACAGCCACCACAGTACTACAAAAGAGAGTAATACCCTGTAAAATCACGGCAGCGTGATAAAACAGATAATTGACCACGCTTGCCAGCACACCGGCAGCCGTCACACTTATTTCTTTTAGACGTTCCATAAAAAACAGCCTAAATAATATCCGTTACACTATAGGGACGGCCACCACTATAATCCACCTTCTCAATGCTGATTTTAGTCTTCAGTCCGTCCAGTGAAGTTGTGATAGTGTTTGGTGTATCCACCACCAGTTTTCTACCTTTTGCCGTAAAAGAAACCTCCATACTCGCCACGCTGCTGTCTTCTATTTCATCTTCCCTGGCAGTATCCAGTTCTGACAGAGTGATGTCACAGGTTAGTTTTTTTGCATAGACATCCCTGCTCCCGTCCTCTAAGTCTTCTGACAGATTTTCAGTACTTAGCGAGATAGCGTCCTTCAGTCTCCCGGTGATAGGAGTAGTTAGCACAGATTCACCTGCACCATCGAGAAAATCAACACTAAAAGGCCCGTTCATTACCTTTGTTTTATCTACCATAGCTACTTCTCCATCTTAATGGTTGACGGCCACCGCCTGCCCGGCAAAAGGCCGACAACCAAATGTTTATAAATAAAGTCCTGCAATCCGGTTCACAGCATGTTTGCGGTACTTCACTGGAGTACCATACAGTTCGATCATACCTTCCTGCTTCACCATACTGCCGCGAATTTCCAGGTCAGTCACATCTACCCCCACGGTAGTGTGATAGCACAGATCGTCCAGTTCAGCAAACTTGGATAGATAAAAACTTGTACATTTTCCCGTAGCCGCGCCCTGGTCTTCGGTAAAAGGGATACCATTATTTCGAATGGCATACATAGGCCGTCCGGCATATTTTAGGATAGGAGCACCAAACTCGTTTTTATCCCAGGTCAGCGCGTGCCGCTCCCTCGCCTTCTCCTGCATCCACGCCCACATTAGCGGAGCCATTGATAGCGCGTCAGGGTCTGTCTCGGCGATTCTCATATCCAACTGCCGAAAAAACCATTTTTCACCCTCACTGGTAGAGAGGTCAACGCCATCAGTCTCGGCAAATGTCTCATCTTCGCTCGCCAGCACAGACAGCCCTTTTATCTTGCCATCGGCGCCTGTACCGTTATGAACCAGAGCCTCCAGTTCTTTGGCAAACCGGCGGGCAACACCCAGCATTTTACTCTGCATTAGCGACGGAATGTCATAATGCGTCTGCAACTCCAGTTTATCGATTGTCACCGGCAGGCCGTGCATTTTGATTGCCTCACTCTGCGGAGTTTTGTTCAGGCTCTCTTTTGTTCCATATTCATTGGCCTTTGTTCGCGCCTGCATACTTCCGCTTGGATCATCGGTCTCTTTATATGCCACAGCCTCGGCAGAGGTACGAAAAAACTCTAACTCTGCCAAAAATGGTGATTCCCTCAGGATTTCATTGGCCACAGCAGATACATTATCGCCGGTGCCTACAGATATTCTGTCAAGTTTCATAGTCAAAACTCCTTACTTTTGATATTTATTCCGGTAATAAGTTTGCAGTTTTTCTGCATTACTCACCGATGTTTGTTTGTTAGCCGGTTCTCTCACCGATTGCGTCAGCGTGTTGGCCGGTATCTTATCCAGTCGCTCACAATTGCCGGAAAAATCATCATTGAGAGCCTTTGCCCATACAGGTTTTTCTTCTTCAGTGATTTTGCCCTGTGCCACTGCATCATTCAGTTTTTCCTGGATTTTTGTCTCGCGCTCAGCAGTTATCGATTTTTCCAGGCTTACGATCCGTTTTTCCAGAGCCGTCTCAGCCGACCTGTCCGGCGTAGCCTTCGGGGCAGAGCCGGAAGCCTCAACCTTAGCCTCAGCCTCAACCTTAGCCTCAGCCTCAACCTTTAATTCCTTCACCCTGTTCAGGACTTCCTCCTCTGTAGCCGCTTCAGGCATATCCAGAAGGTTTCTCAGTTTTTCAATATCCATCTT